TACACCGAGTACAACGACCCCATCATTGAATCTAAGATGAACTCTCTACGGAGTGTGATTCTATCTATAAAAAAACAACTCAACATGAAGGAAATTGAGAGGGAAGATTATGAGTGAAGAAGAAGTAGTAGAAACAGTTGAAGAGGTGGTAACAGAAGAAGCACCTGTTGAAGAAAGCAATGAGCAACCGGAGTCATTTGTTGACTCTATGTTAAGCCAGATAGAAGATGAAAACATTAAAGACGCTGGCTTTTGGAAAAACCTGGAGGGCAAAGATGCTACAGAAGTTGGAAAGTATATTAAAGAGCTTCAGAGTTTCGCTGGTAAAAAGGGTGATATCCCTAAATCTGACGCTTCGGAAGAAGAGTGGGCTGAGTTTTATAGTAAACTTGGTCGCCCTGAAAGTACTGACGGATATGATTTTACGATTGGTGACGAGTTTCGGGAACTTGTTGGCAAAGATTCGGCTTCATTCTTTGAGAATGCGGTTGAGGGATTCAAAGAGCAAGCACACTCAATGGGAGCAAGTCCAGAAAAAGCTGAAGAGCTTGTGGATTGGTATCTTGGAATGGTTGCTAAAGAGATCGAAGAATCCAACACAGCAATGAAGGAAGCCGACGAGGCTATGGATAAAGAGCTTCGGGGTGAGTGGGGTGATGGCTACGATGGTATGATGAACGGCATTACTGCTATGCTTAAAGCCAACGGTATGCCAGAGGAAAACTTGCAGTTTGCAGTCGAATCTGGGCTACTGCGTGACCCTGCATTTGCAACCACACTAGCTAACATTGCTGCACGTTTTCAAGATGATCCTGAGATTGGCCATCATCAGACTAACACTATGGCAGGACTAAAGGATCAGCTCTTTGATATAAACCAAGAAATTAGTGAATACTTAAAAACCGGCACAAAAATACCGGACCATATCCAGCAGAAGCGTAAAGACCTTATGAATAAGTTAGGTGAAAACCTTTAAAAAAGACTTGACATAAAATTAAATTATGTTAAATCTATACGCAACAAGGGTGGATAATCGCAAGACCCACCTAAGTTGCCGTCCAACCAGACGTTAAATGGTAGGCAAGACCTCCTTGTGAGATAATCAAAGCCGATTAGTGTATTATTAATTAATTGAGCCAAAATTTAAACAAGGAGATTATAATGGCTTTTGCAAATGTAATAGATACTGCTTTCGTTAAGCAGTTTGGAAATACTCTTGATCTGTTGACACAGACTAAGGGTGGTAAATTCTCAGGAAAATGTCTTGAGGAATCAATTGAAGGTGAACAAAAGTTCTATGATCAGCTTTCTAGCGTAACTGCTACAGAAGCTACTCGTGCTACTTCAGATTCAGGAACGAACACGTTCCCTAATTCACCTGATAACTTCATTGAACATAAAAGACGTATGGTTGAAGCTACTCCATACGACATTGGATTGATGCTTGATCGTTTCGACAAAGTTGAAATGTTGGTTAATCCTGAGTCTCAGTATGTTCAACAGATGGTACACGCTCTAAATCGTAAGAAAGATATTGAGTTCATCATCGGTGCATTAGGAGCTGCTAAAACTGGTAAAGCAGGTGGCGGTACTGCTGCTCAATTTGATCAGTTAGTTGCTAAAGAAATTGGAACAAACACAGGCATGAACATCGACAAGCTTATTGAGACTCGTAAGACTCTTGAGTCTGCTGGTGTTGATCTTGATGATCCATTAAATAAAGCGTACATTGCTATGCATCCAAAGCAGTTGCATCAGTTATTGACTGATACTAAAGTAACTTCTTCGGACTTTGCTTCTGTTAAGGCTTTGGTTTCTGGTGACCTTAATAGCTTCTATGGGTTTGAGTTTATTACTTCTAACTTGATCCCATTCACTAATACTGCTGGTACTAATGTATATGACAATGGTGGTGCGACTCGTGACTTCTCATCTACTTGGAGTGCCGCTGATGCTCCTGTTGATGGAGATACCACAGGTGATCGTGCTTGTTTTGCTTGGTGTCATTCAGGTATTCGTTCGGTAACTAATCCTGGTATCGAAACTGAAATCGACAAACGTGCAGACAAGAGATTCAATTATTATGCTTATGCTGCTATGCGTACTGGTGCAGTTCGTATGGAAGAAACAAAAGTAGTAATGATTGAAGCTGCTGATACTTCTGTAGCAGACTAATTAAACTTGGGGGCTTTCAGCAACCTTCTCTGCTGATGTAAGTCCTCCATTTTATTTTTGGAGGTAGTATGACTAAGGTAGAAATCTGTAACCACGCTTTACTTAAAATTGGAGCAGATACTATTGCCTCGCTGGACATTAATCAAAATGACCAAGAAGCTGTCGTTCAGAGTGCAAAGCTCTGTAATATTTTTTTTAATCAAGCATTAGAAGAAGTACTCCGCACTTATCGTTGGAACAGCGCATTAAAACGAGTAACATTAAGTCGGCTAACGGAAGTACCAGCATTTAAGTTTGAATATAAATACCAGCTTCCTAACGACTGCGTTCGGGTTGTTAATGTATATGACGACAAAGAGGCCTACGATGACCGCACACAATGGGTGGTCGAAGGGCGAACAATTCTTTGTGATTATGATAATGTTTACTTATGTTATGTTCATCTACCCGAAGATGTAAACACGTTAGACGCATTTCTTACGCAATGTGTTGTGCAAAACTTAGCTATCAAGCTGTCGGTCCCAATGCAATTAGATCAAGTGATGCAAAATAATTTAATTAAAGAATACATTGATGTAGTTCTTCCACAAGCCCGAAGCGTTGATACATTAGAGAACAAGTATTGGGAGATGGAAGAAAGCGACTTTTTACTTTCACGATTTAATCAATCCCCACTAATCTAATGGCTATTAATTACACACAAGCATTTAATGTGGGAGAAGTATCCCGCAAGGTAGATGGCCTTAGCAATTTAGATGTTTATAAAATAGGTTGCCGGGATTTAGATAACTTTTATGTACTACCACAAGGCGGTGTTGAGCGTCGAGCGGGTACAGAGTTTGTGCAACTTGCTGGCTCTGGAAATACACCAGACGGCACTAATCCAGCTCGTATGATTGAGTTTGACTTTTCTAGCGATATTCGTTTTGTAATAGAGTTAGGTACTAATTACGCTAAAGTACACTACACAGATGACTCAGGTGTTGATCAGGTGGTTAATGTAACCCCAACAGATAACATTAATTATACTACAGCAGAGTTGCGGCAGATTCAATTTACTCGTAGGTATGACACATTAATTCTTAATTGTCCCACAAAAGAAACAATGATTTTTACTAGAGATACAGTTACTCCTACATTTTCTATTAAAAATATTGAGTTTGTTTATCCACCAACTATGGAAAAAAATGTATCAACAGTAGCTATTGATCCATCATTACCCAGCCCAAATATTTATACAGGAACAACTAATTTGGTAGCTAGTAATGGTGCTATATTTTATGAGGGTCACGTTAATTCAAATTGGGCTATAGATTATATTCGTGCTACTAATAAAAAAGAAATTACATTTGAAGATAGTGGAGGCACATCTCAAACATTTAGTGACCCATTAGATGTTAGTTTTTCTAACTGGGAGTTTTCAACAGACGGAACTTGGAAGGGTGCTTTAACATTACAAAGAAGTATTGCTGGTTCTTCTTTTGACGATTATATTATTATAGGTAATACTACAGGCGGTGTATCAAGAAACTTTGCTCAAGCATCTGACACTCCTGAAGGAGCTAATACTAGAATAAGAATTGCATATACTAGAAGCACAGGAAGTGATTTTGCATCTAGTCTTTCTACAGGTAATATTTATCATAAAGGTTTAGTAAAGATAACTTCTGTTACTGGCTCTGGAACAGCAATTACTGCTGCTGCATTAAGTAGCAATGTAGTAACAATTACAGCTACATCACACGGATTATCTACAGGTGATTATGTCATTATATCTGGTTTAGGTTTTACAACAACAAACCCAGATATTGAAACACAAATTACAGTTACAGATGTAAATACATTTACTTATGCTTTAAATGGTGCAAATGAAACATTTACAACTAGTGCATTATCTAAAATAGCAGCAACTAATAAAGCAGCAGCTACTGTAGTATCAATGCTACAAGGTGGTAACTTTGATTCTGGTGGTACTGCTCAGGACCCTGATTCTACTATACATTGGTCTGAAGGTTCATTTTCTACTTATCGTGGATTTTGTCCGGCTACAGAATTTTTTGAAAATAGACTTTGGATGGCGGGTGCTAAAGATCAGCCAGCAGATTTATTTGCATCTGTATTTAATAATATATTTAATTTTAATACAGGTACATTATCTACCGATGCAATTAAACGTACAGTTGATTCACCGGAAGAACCTAAGTGGTTGCAAGGAAAGCAACATTTATTTTTAGGAACTGCTGGGTCGGCTGTATCTATTCGATCTGCTGATAGAGATGCATTAATTACACAAACTAATATTACTACACTGGTAGAAAACTCTTATGGCTCTGCAGCATTACAAGCTGAAATAGCAAATGATGTTGTAGTGTATGTGCAACGTGACGGACTAAGGCTTCGTGAATTAGTTTATGATAGAGTACAAGATACCTATGTAGGTAATGATCTTAATTTCTTAAGTGAAGATATTACAGAGTCAGGCATTGTAGAAATGTTTGTACAAAAAGAACCCAATCAATTTATATGGTGCATAAAAGAAAATGGAACTGCCTGTATTCTTACCTATGAGCGTGGATTAGAAGTTAAAGCTTGGGCGAGAATAGAAACAGATGGCAAGTTTTATAGTGCATCAGCTATTCACGATAGCGGTGAAGATATTGTATGGGCTTGTATTGATCGAGGCACTACATCTTCTCCTAAGTATTGTATTGAGAAGTTTCATCCTCGAAAAGATTTAGATTGGTATGTAGACTCTGGTAAAAGGTTAGAAGGTGGAGCTGCTCAAAATGCTAACTCAGTAAACTTAGGGACAGGTTCGAGTTTTGGAACATTAGAAATAGTTAAAACAGGATTAGGCGACAATATTAGTGGCAAGGTAATTAAAATATCTAACACTAACGACCCATTACTTGATGGAAGATTTTTTAAAGGAACAGGTCAAGATCCAGATACAATTACACTTCAAGATTTAAATGGAAATAATTTTACATACGACACCAATACTTTAACAATAAGTGGGATTACTGGTGCTAATAGTGGTGCTAATGGATCATATCAATTTACAAATGAAATAAGTAACGGTAAAAAAGTATATGAAAACTCAACAGACAGTTCAATTCAAATAAGATTTACTGGTTCTGCGTGGGATCTTAGAGCTTTTTTCTTTGGTGAAAGCACTTTGATTAGTTCTTCTTCTGATTTAAATGATATACACGCACCTACTACAGGTTGGAGCAATAGCGTAATACTTAATTATAATTTTGCTGCTCCATCTGTTTTAACATTTGAGTTTGTTTACAATGAGATTACAGGGTTAAATCACCTTGAAGGAAAAACGGTTCAAGTTGTTGGAGATGGTTCGTTTATAGAAGAGGCTACAGTATCTAGTAACAAAATTACAACAAATAATTACTACAACACTTTACTTGCTGGGTTGCCTTATACATCTACATTAAGTCCTATGCCTATTGAGCCAACTCTTGTTGCTAAACTATCACAAGGTCGTGTTAAAGCTATTTCTAAAATTATTGTGCGATTCTTTAATACCAAAGGTGCTAAGGTAGGTGAGGTTGGAAGACAGCTAACAACATTCCCAGTGGCAGATACGCAGGACCCATCCGGCCAACCAATTAGTTTAAAAACCGGACAACAAAGATTTTTTGTAGGATCAGATTATGAGCGTGAAAAATTAATAGAAGTACGACAAGATTTGCCATATCCTATGACGGTGTTAAGTATAGCATCTGAAGTTAATGCGGAGGGTATATAATGAGTTTAGGCGTTATAATGGGAGTGGCTAGTGTTGCTCAGGGAATATTTGGGAAACGAGCAGCAAACAAGCAGGCAAAGCGGGCTAAAGAAATTGCTTTATACAATGCCAATGTAGCAGTTGCTCAATCAGAGGCAGAAGCCCAGGCTATTGAATATACTTCTAGGCAGTTAATTAAACAGCAACGTGAGATGAAGGCACAGCAACGAATGAGTATAGCAAGTCGAGGTGGATTAGAGACCGGAACAGATTTGTTAACTCTAATTGATTCTGCTAAAAATATGCAACTTGATTTGTTAGAGTTAGAGCGCCAACAAGATATTGCTAGAGTTTCGGGACAAACACAGTTCGATCAATACATAATGGGAGGACAAGCTCAAGCTAACTTGTATAAAGCTCAAGGTAAACAGGCTATGGTTAGTGGAGTGTTAGGTGGTATGCAGGCTTATGGTGAATTTAAAGATATAAAATTAGGGGCTGATTAATGGCTATTTCACTTAAACGATATGAGAGACAAGTAGCACCATCTGCGGAAACCGGACAAAAAGCTATTACCGGCGGACTAGCTAGTACACTCATTGAAGCAGCCGGCTCTGAAGATAAAATAATTGCTAATACTATTGATGCTGTAAGCGGGTTGGCCGGCGAATATATAAAAGAAAAAAATGAATTAGAGGTTGCTGGTCGCCAGGTAGCTTTAGAGGATTATATTGACCAATGGGAAACAGACGTTAGTGCGGGTGTAAATGAAGCTCTTTTAGCGAATAACAATCTTACATACGAAGACGCTTATACCAATGAAGTACAAACCAGAATCGGTGACCTTAACAATTGGGTTACTGAGAATATGCAACGAGCTGGTAAAAAAGAAAAACTTGTTATTGATTCTACTGTTAACAAAGCTGTAAACGGTGTAAATGGAACCCTAGCCACACAAATGGCTGCATTTACTTCTCAAAAAGCTGCTCTTAATTTATCAAATCGATATCAATCTTTAGACCAAAATATATACAACTTGCAAGAACAAATTAACCTAGCTCCAAAAGATACTCCCGAAGAACAAGAAGCTGTTAAAATTATTCAAGAAAACTTAGGCGCTCTAGTAGAACAACAGCAATTTGTTTCAAATAAATTAGGAAGAACATTAGGTCCTCAGGCTTTAAATGATCTTCAAGTAAAAACGCGTCGTGTTAGATATAGCAATGAAATAGATTATCTTGTTGACCAATTTAATTTAGGAAAAATTGGTAGCGCTCAAAAGTTGGAAGAACAAAGCAGACCCCTTAGAGAAGAAATTGAAAATGATAATGTTTTAAATGATTTAGAAAAAACATCAATAACTTTTGCTTTAAGTGAAGAAATAAGAGATGTGCAAATAAAAGAGGTAAAAGATACTAACACCTTTATTAAAAGTCTAGTTGCTTCTGAAAAACCATCTGCTCCTCAAGCCCTTATAAATGGCACAGCAAAAGAATATGAATCAATAGTCCAAGCTTCAAAACTTAAACTAGAAAAAGGAGGAAAACAAAAAATAAATGATGCTACATTAGTTATTGAAGAACTAAATAATTTTACAGAAAATTATGATTTTAAATCTTTTATTCAAACGCTTGGCAATAAAGTTAGTGATGATTATTTTAATATAGGACTTGTTTTAGCGACTGATATTTTAAATGAATTAGCTGTTAATAATCCTAACGCTGCTATTTTAAGCTATAAAGAAGGTGGGGCTTTTGATTTAGGACTTGGTCCCGGTTCTAAAAAAATAACCATTAAGGCTAGTGATAGCGCGGTTCTTACTCAAGTGCGAAGTATGGCTAGGCAAGTGAATTATTTAAGCCCTCAAAAAACAGAAGACGCAGAAGTTAAAATAAATGAGTTTTTAACTAAAGGTTATAGAGCCTTAATAAATGCTCTTAAAGAAGATGGTGTTACCAACGAAGATGGAAGTGTAAACGCAGATTTGTTAAACGAAAAAATGTCTTCATTTTATAGTGAAGGCGATTACAATATTGCTCTTGAGCTTTATAGGGATTAAGTATGTCATTAGATAACACAAACGCTCTTAAGGCTACAGAGTTTATAGGTCGTGGTCTTAACTATGGTATAAGCGGAGAACAACGTGCCTTGATTGATGGTCTTGAAAGAGATCAACAAGAAATGCTAATGGCGCAGACATACTACGAAAAAAAATACAACAAGCGATTAGATCCAGGTCTTACTCAAAACTTGATCGAGCAAGAGTATGGCAAAGGGGCTACCGCTCAAATCGCTAACACTGAGAACCGCAAGCCATTTGAATTAGCCACTTTAATTGATTTACCCGCCGACTCACCTATAGGAGAACAAAAGGTAAAACTATTATCATCTGTTAGTGATATAAATGATGCGGCTGAATTGTTTGCACGACACCTTGAGAATAAATTTGATTATATGCCAGCTCCAGATGGTATGCCTTATTCGGTAAGACTGCGAGAAGTTGGTGAAGACGACAATGGCTTCTCTGTATATCAAGAAGAGATTTCTCCGCACTTTCCTGCTGGATATCAAATTAGCCCACTTACTATGCCCTTCCAAATGGAAGAATCATCTTTTATACGAGATAGAATAGAAGGTTATAAATATGGGTTTGGCACAGAAGAGGGTCGCGAACAGGTTGCTCAAAATATTGACGCGATGCCTGGGGGCCGATTTAGCGCTGGTGTTGTTGAAGGGTTTGCCCCATTTATTGATGTTCCTACATCTGACCCAGATAGCTTTTTAGATTATATGGCTGATATTGGTGGAAACGTTGTAGGTTTCATTGCAGGGATGCGTGTCGCAGGCAAAGTGCTTGGTAGAAGTCCTTTCAGAAGAATACCTGCGGTTAATAAAGTTTTAAATAAACTGAGTTTTAAAAATCCAGCAGCAGGTAAGTTTGCAGAAAACGCTTTGAACTATGCATCATACGGAGCAGGGTATCGTTATCTAGGAAGTCTTAATAGAGGATTAACAACTAAAGAACAACTTACAGAGGCGGGTAAAGGGGCTGTTGATGGGCTTGCTTTTGCGGGTGGCGGGGCATTACTTTCATTAAGAACTATAAAGTCTGGCGCAACAGGTATTGCTATAGTAGGTGGTGCTGGTATGGCGACGGCCCCTGAAGGTTCTACTCCAGAGCAACGGATGGCTAGTGGAGCAACCTCTGTATTAATATTTAGTATATTTCAAGGCTTAGGATTTGTTAGTGCAAAAGCGAGAGCAAAAGAGTTTTTAAATGCATATGGAGTATCAGAAGCTAATGCTAATTCTTTTTTAAATAGAAACTTTAACTTTGCTGAAAGCAGATCACTAGCTAATCGACTAGATTTAGGCCTTAGACAAGTTAAAGCTGCTAGAGACTTAGGCTATAATATATCATTCAATAAAGGCGAGGTTGTGCCATACAGAGGCGCTGTAACCACTGATAAGCCCGCACCAGAGGTTATTCGTCGCGAGATAGGTAGAGGTGCTAGTGTGGCTCCTACACTCGCTGATATTCGTCGAGTGCATAACAACATGACCCCAGATCAAATAGCATCTTTAGTTCCAAGAGCTGAGGCTACGCAAAAGGGTCGGCAGTTATTGCTTAATATGTACAACAATCCGACGCAAAAGAATTTGGATCAGTACAACAATTATAAATACAGCAACTTTTTTAAACCGCGTGAAGAGGTAGCCGTTGAGCCTGTAGAAGATATTGTTAAAAAAGAGTCTGATATTGAGGGAGTTCCACCACCTGAGAATGCACAAAAAACACAAGTAGCTACAACAGTTCCTACATATGAAAAGTCTGAGGCTATACTTAACGATTTAGCACCGGGTAAAACGTTAGACTTTGGAGCTGGTAGAGGTAAAGGTGCTGAAGTTATTGGTGCTACAACATATGAACCATATCCGCGCGAAGGGTTTACTCCAGACTTTACGGACTCAAGTGCGATACCTAGCGAAAGTTTTGAGAAGATTATTTCACCTAGCGTACTAAATGTTGTTCCTAAAGATATTCGCGACGGCATTGTTGCTGACATTGGTCGTATATTAAAACCGAATGGTGCAGCTATTATTACAGTTAGGTCTGTTACTGATGTTAAAAAAGCTAAAGTTCGTGAGGAGCATCCAAGTGAAGAGAACGCGTTTATTGTTGGTCCTACACTTGAAAAAGCTACCTTTCAAAAAGGTTTTACACCAGACGAACTAATAACTTATTTGCAAGCACAACTTGGTGATGGCTTTGAGGTAACAGCTATTCCTAAGGTAGAAGGTAAACCTGCTCCATCTGGCGTTAGTGCATTGGTTAGAAAGCTTGGCGAGCCAGCAGTCGCAGAAGATGCTGTAAATGTTGTCACTAAAAAAGGCACAGTTATTGACCGGTACAAAAAAAATGTTGGCAAAAGAGTTGGTTCAAAAATATATGTACATAAAGACTATGCTACAGAGGTAGTACCCGCTGACGTTTATAATAAAGCTGTTAGTAAGATTGGTGACTTTGAGTTTAACACAGTTATGTATGACACTAAAACTGGTGCAGTTCGTTTTGATGAAGCACCTGGTTTTAATACAGAAAGAGAACCAAGAGTAGGTAAAGTTCTTACTGTGAATAGTGATGGAACTACAAAACAAGGTTCATCTAATAACATTTGGCATCATAAATGGCTTTGGGTTAAAGATGATTATACTGGGTTTGACGTAGGTAAAAGTCGTAATTGGTCATCTAATTGGGCATCAAAAGTTGACGGAGTTGCTAAAGGGACTCAAAAGGCTTGGGATAAACAATTGGCTGAGGCTGGGTTAACGGATGAAGCACCAGCACCTGTAGTTGAAACAGCACCTGTAGATTTTTCAATAGCTGACGAAGCGCAAAGTATGGAGGGCCTTCGTAAAAGAGATATTGAAACGTTGTTTGGTATGGAGGCAACGCCTTTAGAGATGAATGCCTGGAGCGATGTGTTGCCGGCTGTTCGTGAAGAAGGTTTAGTAGAGCGGGCTAATTACATAGCGGACCAAATACTAGCAGACAATCGACCGCACTCAACTAAAGAGTATGTAGCCCTTCTCTTGCGAAGTAGAGAGTTGCGCGAACAAATAAATGAAATCGATGAAGTAATAACGTCAGATATAGGAAGCGATTTACCTGTAGAGTTGCAGATAGAAACAAAGATTGCGTTGCAAGATGAGTTAGAAAAAATCGCATCAGCTGCATTGATTGGAGGTCAAGAGGCTGGTTCATCTTTGCAGATTAGACGCATGACATTTAAAGATAGTTATAACTACGAAGATGTGTTGTCTCGTTTGATTAATGTTACACAGGGCAAACCAACTGCTAAAGAAAAACGAGATATTAAGATAGACTCTGAAAAAATAGATGACGTCGAAAAAAGAGTTGAAGAGCTAGAAGCTAAGGCTACAAAGAAAGATGCTGAAGAAGCTTTTAATGACCTTAAAACCAAAAAGGTTAAAACTAAAGATGTTACTAAGGAAGACCTTGTTGCTAATATTAATGAAACCTTAACTTCGGGTGAAGTGCCAAAAGTTGAAATATACAAATACTTTGCAGAGCTAGTTAAAGGTGAGTTTATAAAGACCCTCGACGAAGGGGTTGCTGAGATTAAAAAGATATTCCCGGCGTTAACTCGCAGAGAAATTATTGATGCTATAAGTAATAGAACAAAATCTTTTGATGCGCCACCTACAGGATTAAAGCTAAGACTGAAACAACTAAGACGCCAGGCGCTTTTAGAATCTAAATATGAGGACGCATTAAAGCGTATTTTTGATCCTGTTCGCGAAACAATTCCTACAACAAAGGAAATAGAAGACTTTGAGCAGAGAATAAAACTTTTAAAAGCGTTCTATACTAAAAACATTCCCGCTGGCGCTGATCGTAAAAAACTATTAGATCAAATCAATGCTGCAAACAAAGCGGTAACTCAACATTATAGAAATATAAAAATAGCCAAACCAAATGATAAAACTTTAATTAACTTAAAAAAAGAACTAGCGTCAATAAAACAAAAAACCAAAGCGGTAGATACTTTATATGATCTAGAGTTAACAACATCTTTAGATGATAAATTAGTCATCATTGATGAGTTAATTAAAAAGGATCCATATGAAGCCATAATCCAAATTAGAGACTTCGTAAAAACTATAAACGCGGTTTACGAAGGTAGAGTAAGACACGCATCTTACAAACCTGCCGAGGCTAAACCTGATGAGCAGGTTATACCATTACTGCAAAATAAAATTGATAATGTATTGCTAGAGTTAACCGAGCAAAAGTTCCCACGGCCTGTAGCTAAGAAGGAGCCAAGACCTACCACTGAGGCACAAGAGAAAAAACGTGCAGAATTAAAAGCTGCCAATGAAGCGCTTAGATTGCGTAATAAACTATATGAGGTTCAGGCTCAGGTAGATGATAAAAAAATTATTACCATTCCTTTAAGAACAACTAACGAGCAGTTAAAAGCTAAGATTAAAGAGTTAACTGATATTATTAAAATATACAATCCTCCGACTGTTTCTAAGGCAAAACAAATTAACAATTTAAACAAGCAACTTCTTAAAATTGAAGATCAAATAAATAAACAATATTCAGAGTACAAGATGCCCACTCCGCCAACTGATCCTGCTGTTGCAGAACTTCGTCGGAAGGTATCGCAACGTTCTACTCTTCGTCGGGTCCTTAATGAAGTAGCTGATTTAGAGGAGCAGTTAAGAACAGGATCATTTAAAAGCAAGTATGTATATGAACCTAAAATAAGAGATGAAGAGTTGGAGAAGGCTTTAGTCGAGCGCACCAGGTTAAAGAATCAAGTAGATGCTACTGTTGCCAATGCTCAGAGACGTCACGCTAGTATTGTTGGTCAAGCTTTTGATATGAGTAGGGGATTGGTTCTATCTTATGATGTAGGTCATATTGGTCGTCAAGGTTCTGTTTATCTATTTAATGGTGGTGGGTTAAATAGTCTTAAGTTTGCTGGGCAAAGTATTCAAGCTCTTTTCTCTCAAAAAACAGCAGATCAGCTTGCTCAAATAGTAAGGGATGATCCTAACTTTGGTTTAGCAAAATTAAGTGGATTAAGAATTATTCAACCTGGGCAGCAGACTCAAAGAGAAGAGTTAGCTATGTCTATCTTTTTAGATAAACTCCCAGGTATAAAGCAGTCGGCTAGAGCGCAGATTAATGGAACAAATTTATTGCGTATGTCAGCTTTTTCTACTTGGTATGATTTAAACCCTGACGCGACTATTCAAGAGATGAAAGCGGTTTCTCAAGTAATTAATGTTATGACAGGATATGGTACCGGAAAAATACTTGGTGCTGACAAAAACTTTCTTGATCCTGTTTTAACTTCGAAAAGGTTTACTGAATCTAGGGTTCAAATGGCTACAGGTTTAATTCCTTTTGTTGGAAGAAAAACTTTATTTAAAGGAGACTTTACTAAAGAACAAACAAACAAAGGAACGAAATATTTTCAACAAAAAATGAGTGGCTATATCGGTTTAAGAATTTTATTTTTTAGTTTAGCTACTATTGGAATTGGCGCACGTTTAGGAATGGATGGTGGAAAGAATCCAGAGCATTGGACTTTTGGTAAAATAATTGTTCCCGCTGGAGGTGGGTATTACCATGTTATTGACCCGTGGGGTGGTGCCGCAGCGTTTTTTGCATTGGTTATAAACGCACAACGGTTCTTTGCTACTGGAGGAAAAGAAGGAGAATTTCCTTTGATTCCTTTTGGAGGATTTTTTAGTGAGCTTTCAAAACGAGTTAGTCCTCCAATTAATTTATTATATAGAGCTGTTACTAGCACTACATATCCTAATGAAGAGGTTCCAAGAACACAGGCTATCTTAAGAGCTACTTCTCCTATTACATTCCAAAATACGGCAGAGGCAATAGAGCGTCGAGGGCAAACAAATCCTTTAGGTGAGTTAGCGGTGGGCTTATTAGATGCGGTGGGTATTCCTAGTACAACCCTTACTAGAGAAGAGGTATATGGAAAAAATGACAAAAATGTAAAGCTACCTAAGGATTGGAAACAAAAATTAATATTTTAATCTTGACATTAATATAAAGAGTTTAATATAACAACAAGCGAGGTTTGGTTATGGCATTGTCTGGTACAACAAATAAGCAGAGTTTTACAGCTACTGCATCGCAAACGGCTTTCGTATTTTCGATTCCGTTTTTTGACGCAACTAGAGCATCTGACTCAGGAACTACTTTAAAGTTTGGCGACATTAAGGTTACCCGCCAGGCTGCTTCTGATGGCGTTATCACAGAGCTTACACCGGCCGATAGTCCTAGTGCGGTAAATCAATTTAAGGTTGCAGCCACTAACGGAGACCCGGCGCAGGGTGGTACTGTAACTATAGGCGCAGGTGCAACTGTAAATGATATTTATACTGTTGAGCGTGACGTTTCATACACTCAAGAGTACGACCTACAGGAGGGTTCAACCATCGACCCCACAGCATTGAACAAAGCGTTTGACCGAGTTGTAGCACAGAACCAACAGCAGAATGACGAGTTCAGCAGAACAATTACATTCCCTGTAACCGATGCGGACACTACCACATATAACGTGGACTCATCTACTACAGATCGTGCTGGTAAGATTTTAGGATTTGACTCTAATGGTAGCATAACAGAGCTTGCACAGATTCAAGGCTCTGCATCCGTGGATACTAGCCGTGGCTTGCAACTTGTTAACAATCAAGTAGGCGTTAAGGATGATGGTATTACCAACTCTCTTATAGCTGATGATGCGGTAGATACAGCACAGATTGCTAATGACGCTGTTGAACAAGCCCAGATTGCAGACAATGCAGTAGGTACAGCACAGGTTGCTAATAGTGCTATCACTAAGGCTAAGATTGAAAATGTAACTAATATGCGTGTTCTTGGCAACACAAGTGGCTCTGATACAGCACCGCAAGAAGTATCGGTGCTTGATGAAGATGATTTAGGTGGTGCTACATCTAGTCCAACTGCTCTTGCTACACAGCAGTCAATCAAATCGTATGTAGATTTATACAAGCCCAATGTTGTAAATAATTTTTTCAACACAAGAAGCATACACACTTTAAATGTTGATAGTCAAACTTTTATTGATATAGATAATACTGAAACCACAATTACACCTAAAGTAGCTAGTTCTAAACTTTTAGTTAGTTTTAGTATTTCATTTGGAACCGCTCAAGGTGGAAAGTTTCATTTTAAAATAAATGAAAGTATAAATGGTGGTGCTTATTCGGCTGTAACTGGACTTCCTACTGGAACTGGAGTTAAATCACATTTCGTTACAGATGTTGACCGTGATGATAATGAAAATATTACTAATGTAAGTTATCAGGTTTTATTAGAACCTAGTTATACTGCGGGTCAAACCGTTTCTTATAAATTATCAGCAGGTGTAGCAAACGCTGCTTCCCCATACGTTTTGTATATGAATAGCAGCGAAACTATTACTCAAAATGACGATTCACTTTCAACTTCTTCAATAGTAATACAGGAAATTTATCAATAACATAAAGGTAAGGTAAGGTATGAGCGTAGTTAAGATAGCAGAAGATAAATATCAAAATAAATTACAGTTTGCGCATATAGATGTAGCGTCTGCAAAAAATTTAGCGGCAGCCTCTACGACTGTATGGGACGCTACAAGTGCGCGTCACGTTGTAATCACACCAACAGCAGCAGATGCGTATGTATCGGTAACACCTAATGGGACATCTACTGTTCCTGATGGGACCGGAACTGGATACAGCCTGGGCAAGTTGATTACATTCGGGAGTTCTTACACTACTATTGTTCGTGCGGGTGAGCGTATTGCTACCTCTGCGATTATTAATGTGGTGTCACTCGGAGAAGTGTAATGAGCTTTGGTTCGTTTGGAGCGGGCTTCGGTTCATTCGGTGCTGGTGTTGGAGGGTTGCTACCCGTTATAAATGACAACTTAAAGTCATGGCTTCGTATTCCTACAGCAGATGGCAAAACACTCGCTAACTCTCAGGGTGCAAGTGTTAACCTTAAAAACGTCAACTGCTTAAACTTTGATGGCACAAATGATTTTGTTTCTTTTATTGTAGGTGGTTTTAACACAAGTGCATTTACAGTTAGCTTTGTTTATGAAGCTCCCTCTACTCTTGTAAATGATGATGACATATTATCTCAGTCAGCAGGATCAGGCACAGGCAGAGGATGGCTTCGTGTAATGGCTAATGGCTCTATTAAAACTTTTCTTCACGGAAAAGGAGGTGCGTTAGTAGCTGATGCAGGGTCAATATCCGCAGATACAAAATATGAATTATCTTTTGCATATAACGGCTCTAACTCAATCCAACTAACTATTAATGGTGTTGCTGAATCTGCGTTATCTGTCAGCTCAGAAGATTCAGAAGCTACTGGTGATCTTAATTTAATGAAAGGTCATACTTCTGGAACAACTACTTGTGCGGCAGGAAAAGTGTCAAACTTTAAAGTTGTTGTTGGTCTTGATACTTTAGTACACGCACCATTAGCAGAAGGCTCTGGAACTAAAGCATACGATATAAGCGGTAATGGACATCACGGAGTAATAACAACTGCTACTTGGACTACACTTAACGGAGTCGAGTCTTGGAATCACGAGTATGGTTTTGATGGTATAACTTTATTTGATGGTACAGATGATTATATTGCAACTGGTGTAACAGCAAACGATAACTATACAATAGAATATACAGCTAAAATATCAGATAACTCTGCCTATATAGGTTCGTTTAATACGGATAGATTTTTTATAGGTAGAAATACAGCTACTACAATTCGCTTCGGTTATAAATCTTATAATAATACTGCAACTGTAAGCAGTGCTATTTTTTCAGAATTTACGACTTATAAAATACAAGGTGGTAAAGCTTTTATTGATGGGGTAGAAGTTCTTGATTCTGGAGTAACAGCTACAGGTGCTAATGTTGGAGAGTTATATATTGGTGCTAGAAACTTTAATGGAACAGCAGACAGCTTTGCACAAGCAGATTTAAAATCTTTTAAAATTTATGACGATAATGATGTTATTGTTAGAAATTTTGTTCCATCTCAAAATGGTTTATACGACACAGTAAATGGTGTATATTATTCTAACGATGGTACTGGCACTATAACAACCAAACGAGTTCCTGCACTCAACACCAAGACCAAGCAGGTTGCTACCTTTGATGCTGTAGCTGACGAAGTTAATTTCGGAACACACGCTATACCTGCATCTGATTCTATTGAAGTAATATTTACACCTAGAGATGAAGCGGATAGAGGTTGTTTGT